CATCACCTCTTACTAGGTTACAAGTAGAACACACAACAGGAACTGGATTTACTTTATCAAATCCAACAACTGGTTCCTATACAGAAATGAGATTCCTAGCATCAGGAAGCTCTGCTTATATTTTTAAAGGATCTGCTGGTTTTTCTTCATATGCTGGAGCTAATTCATTAAATATATACAATGAAGGTGTAATAGGTTTCCATAGCAGCACAACAAATAACATAATATATTTAGCTACTAATGGTAATGTTGGTATAGGGTCTACATCTCCAGGCTATAAATTAGATGTTTCTGGCTCTATCAGAATACCAAATAGCCAGTATATTTACATAAATTCATTAGCTGGTACTGCTACTCAAATATTAGGAGTAGATGCAGGCGATAATACAGTTATAAATACTCCTACTGGTGGAGACATATACATAAGAAGTGCTGGAAGTACTATTGCTAGGTTTATTAGCAATGGCACAGTTTACTTAGGAGGAACTAGTGCAACATCATCTCCTAAGGTTGCTATTCTTACAGGTGGTTCTGTAGGTATAGGTACAACCTCTCCTTCTCAACTTTTAGAGGTACAAGGATCAGCTCAAATAGGAAATGATAGTACTACAAGTGCAGGACTATATATTGCTAGAAAAAGTTCAATATACCAAGCTAAATCTCATTACTTCCTATCATCTCCAGAATCACCAACATATCAATGGATTGAAGGAGGAATATTTACAGGCGAAATGGCGGGTATATCTGTAGCTAATAACTCAGGTAAACCATATTATGAGCAATATGTTCCTGCAGCTCAAGTTAAAGCTTTTGGTTTTATAAACCAAACAACCTCTGGTTCATCATTTACAAGTACTGCTGCTACAGCAAGTATAATTTTATATCAAGGAGGAAATATTGCTTTAACCCCAACATTAGGAAATGTTGGTATAGGTACTACTTCTCCATCATCTCTTCTTCATGTTAGTGGAGGCCAAGTATTAATATCTCATACAATTAGTACTATCAATTCATCAAATGCTGCTTTAAGAATTGATAATAGTGGTACTCAAAGTATGATATATTTTACTTTTGGTGGAGTACAAAGGGGATCTATTCGTGTTGATTCTACTGGTAATATGATTTTAAACTCTACTAGTAGCCATTTTTATTTTAACAACGATTTTGGACTTAATACTACTTTAAATTTTGTTAATACTAACACTACCTTCATGTCTGTAAAGAGTGATGGTAATATTGGTATAGGTACTACAGCCCCTAGTGCTACTTTAGCAGTAGGAACCCAATCTTCTGGTCAAAGTGGAACCGGTAATGCATCAGATAATAGTTTAATAGCACGTGTAGGTGCTAGCAATTCAGCAGCTCGAGTTGTTGGTTTAACAGTAGCTAATACAGCAGCCGCCGCTGTAGGAAATGACGCCTCCTTATCATTTATAGTAGCAGGAAACTATTCAGCTACAGGTATTATAAGTACAATATTAAGAAATACAAGCAACGCTGCTTCAGATATAACCTTTACTAACTATAATAGTGCATTATATGAAAGAATGCGTATCCAATATGATGGTAATGTTGGTATTGGTACTACATCACCATTTGGTTTATTACATGTTAATGGAGGAGATAGTTATTTTGGTTCAGAAGCAAATGTAGCTACTAGTATAATATTCCGTAGAAATGCAGCTACTAGAGGTAGTATAGGAACATATAATAGTCAATTAGAATTTAGTGGTGGTTCTACTCTTGGAGCAGGACACATGGTAATTACAAGTGGGGGAAGTGTTGGTATAGGTACTACATCTCCCTCTGATAAGTTTTCTGTTTCAAGTGGATCAGGTGCATCTATGTCTATTACAACAGGACAAGCAGCAGGTTCAGTTGCTAGTCCTTTAGATATGACTTTAAATTTTAGAGGCTATGCTGATGGAATTAAAGGTCAAATAAAATCTCGTGATGTAAGTGCAAATCTTGTTGATGGGGTTTTAATATTTTCTACTGCTAATACCTCTAATGTATTAACAGAAAACATGCGTATTACTGCTACTGGTAATGTCGGTATTGGTACTACATCCCCAACTTTAGCAACACTTCAAGTTAACGGTAATGTTTGGGCAAATTCATTTACAGGTTCCTTTAGTGGATCTATTGCTAATATTAATGGTACTACAAACTATGTTTCTAAATTCACTTCTGCAAATGTTATTGGAAATAGTCAGATATTTGATAACGGAACACTTGTAGGAATAGGAGCAACTTCTGCTTATATAGATAGTAATGATAAATTTATTGTAGCAGGTGGTCGTTTAGCTGTTAATGCTTCAGCTTATAGTGCTGGTTCTTTTAATAGAAGTACAGCAGGCAATATAGTAGATTTTTTAATTGGAGGATATGGTAAAGGTACTCTTAATTCTGATGGAACTAACTTTAGTGTTGTTGCTGTAAGTGGTGATTTAATATTATCATCTAACTCTACAGAAAAAGTACGCATTTTATCTGGAGGTAGTGTTGGTATCGGAACTACATCTCCTTTACAATTATTACATACAAACGGTAACATACTTCTAGACGGTGTAACAAATGGTTATCAACAAAGTGCTACAAGAGGTATAGGATATGGTTCTAATAGTGGAGGTGTTAGTGTAGATGGATTTAGTGGAATGGATATTCAAAGTGTAAATGCTCCTGCTCCTTATAATGGAAACTATAGTCAAAATTTACGTTTCTTTACTCACCATTATGCAGCAAGTACAGGTGGTACACCTAGAATGTTTATACAATACGATGGTAATGTTGGTATTGGTACTACAACTCCACTAGCAAAACTTGATGTAGAAGGTAATTTACTTATTAGAAATGCACAGTTTGAAGCAACAAGCTCTGCAACATCAGGTGCAACTACTCTTGCAACAATTGCAACAGGATCGTACAAAGCTGTGTTTGTTGATTATGTAGCCCTTAGTGGATCAAATCAACGTGCAGGTACATTTATGGGTACTTGGAATAGCTCAACAGTACAATACACAGATTACAGTACAGTAGATATAGGTACCACTTCAGCGGTGACAATGAGTGTTTCGATTAGTGGAGGTAATGCCTTAGTGCAAGCCACCACACCAGCAAGCTGGACTGTTACAGCGACCTATCGCACAATTTAATATTTATTGAAAACCCCACCTTAGGGAAAGTGAACTAAGGTAGAACAAGTATGCCATATGAATTCGTAGCGCGCAATGGTATTATTGCGCTTAAGGACAGCGCAATAACCGGATCTTTAAATGTATCCGGCAGTTTAACAGTTGGTGGAACAATTACAGCCACCACTTTAGTCGTTCAGACAATTACATCGTCTACTTCATGGATAACTGGTTCTACCAAGTTTGGTAGTGTAAATACAAACACTCACGAATTTACTGGATCCGTAAGTATTAGTGGGTCTAGCACATTTGGATTAAATGTAAATAATAATGCTTTATATGTTGCTGCTGGGGGTAATGTCGGTATAGGTACTTCATCTCCTTCAGATATACTTCAAATAGATACTGGTATTGGGTGGGGAGTAAGAATAAAATATACTCCTACAGGGGAATATCTTAGACTTTCATCAAATCAAATATCAGCATTTACTTCAGCAAATGGAGCTACAGCTTTATATTTAAACCAAGCTAATGCTGGAAATGTTCTTATAACAGGAGGAGGTAATGTTGGTATTGGTACCACAGCACCATCTCGACTTCTTCACGTAGCAGGATATATACACACTGATGGGAATATTAATATAAAAGGAAATAATTATGAATTATTATTTGCTAGCAGCTCAACAGCTAATGCTAGTATAGGTACAGATAATTCTCACAACATAGGTAGAGCAGATACTGCTGGATATCATGTATTAGATTCAGTAGCAGGTGACTTTGTAATGGGTGCTGTTAGTGGAGGTTTAACTTTTGGTACATCAAACAGCCTTACTTATGCTACTGCTAGAATGAGGATAAATAATGTGGGTAATGTCGGTATTAACACTACTACCCCAGTAGAGAAACTTAATGTAGTAGGTAATATAAATGTAACAAGTGGTGAATATAGAATATATAATAATTCTACTATATTATCCTCTACAAGTCCTTCTCTTTTAACTATTAATGCTGGTGGATTTAGTAATGTAAATATTGCTAATGGTAATGTTGGTATTGGTACTACTTCTCCTGCTTCAAAACTTCAAGTTATAGTTCCTGGAGGTTTATATAATGCCTCTATTACAACTCAAGCTGATTTAACAGGTAGTGTTGTTATACAAGCTGATAATAGTGGTACTAATAGTAGAGCCTCTCTTATAATGAGAGGATCAGATACTATAGGTGGAGCTATATCTGTAGCAAGAGAAGATACTGGTGCTACTTGGAGAACATACATGTCTTTTTACACTAATAACAGTACTGGTGTAACTACTAATGCTATTCAAGAAAAAATGCGCATTAATAGTGATGGTAACGTTGGTATAGGAACTGCAGCCCCAACATTAGCCAAACTCCAAGTTAACGGAAATATTTGGGCAACATCATTTACAGGATCCTTCTCAGGATCTATTACAGCACCTGGCTCAAATACAAATGTAATTTACAATAGTTCTGGTGTGCTTGCAGGATCAAATACATTTATATTTAATGGAACTAATGTTGGTATAGGTACTACATCCCCTATTAATAGACTTCATATAGTAGAAGGCACCTCAGCTGTTTCTATAGGAGAATATAACAACGGTGCTATTATATGGATGGATGGTTCAAACGGCGATTTTGCAGGAAGTGATTATTTTTCTATAAGAGTACCTGATGAAACCAGATTAAGTTTAAATTATGTTGTTACTGAAGTATTATCAGTAACTTCAGGTAGTTTAGTTGGTATTGGTACTACTTCTCCAGGAGCTAAATTAGATGTTAATGGATCTGCTTATTTTGGAGCTTCTGATCAAGTTCAAATTATAGGTACTGATAATGGAGGACTAAACTATTATGCTGCAGATGGAACTTCTTTAGTTATAAAAACTAGTTTATACAACAATCCTATTGTATTTCAAATTAACTCTGTTGAAAAAGTTAGAATATCATCTAGTGGGTAGCGGAGCAACAGTAAATATAGGAGGAGGAAATAGTAATACTGTACCGGCAATATCAGTACAGTCTGATTCTACAACTTGGGCTTCTTCTATTAATGGATTTGCATATTATTATAATGCTACAAACGGTAATTTAGATTTATACAGAAAAGATAATAGTGCAACGGAAAACCAAGTAATGACTTGGACTAGAGCTAGTGGTAATGTTGGTATTGGCACTACATCTCCTACCTCAACTTTGCATGTAGTAGGTACAGGATATTTTTCTTCCACTATAACAGCTATTTCAGCCACAGGAAACAATGGTGCCCCTTCAGCAGGAACTTTTTACTCAGGTGATGATAGTTCTGCTATGTGGAGAGGAGGTGTTACTATTCAACATAATTCAAATGTAACTATATCAGCTGGTAGTTCAATAGGTCTTGTTTTTACACCATTAGCATCCACAAATTCATCTTTTTATGGTCATGCCTCTATAAAAGCTGTCCGTCCAAATGCTACAGCTAACAATCAAGATACTGATCTCGCATTTTGGACAAGAGCAGGTGCTTCTAACTCTACTACAGATAGTGAAAAAATGCGTATTACCTCTGGAGGTAATGTTGGTATAGGTTCTACTTCTCCCGCTTACAAACTTGATGTAGTAAATGCTGGTGTAAACACTATAAGAGTTCAAAACACATCAAATACAAGTGATGCTTATTTAATCGCTCAAAACACATTAGGTTCTACATTTTTTGGAATTAATGCAACTGGTGGTTACATATATAATGGAGGAGCTTTACCAATTTTATTCTATACTAATGGAAGTGAAAGAGTACGTATTCTTTCCGATGGCAATGTTGGTATTGGTACTACAGCTCCAGGGGCTAAATTAGAAGTAGTATACAGTGGAGGATATGATGATGGTATTAGTGTTAAAAGCACCTCAGGATTTGCTGTACTGACAATGAATGCTGCTCTTGATAGTTATCCTATTCTTGAATTTAAAGAAAATGGAACTCAAAAATGGCAAATATTTAATCGTCCAACAGATGATAGTATTAACTTTTATACTTTCACTTCTGGAGCTGATAGACTTACTATTTTAGATAATGGTAATGTTGGTATAGGATCCTCATCACCAGCTCAAAAACTTCAAATTGTTGATTCTACTAGTTTTACATCTGTAAATGTATATAATAGTAAAGGATCATCTGGTGGTACATCAGCTTTGATGCTTGGATTAAACAATGGAGCTTTTGTTACAAACGATGCCGCTAGAGTAGAAGCAAGAGTTATTGATGTATCTACTGCAGCCTTAGATTTTAAAGTTTATGGAGGGGGGTTAAATACAATAATGTCTCTTCTTGGAGGAGGTAATGTTGGCATAGGTACTACAAACCCAACAGTTAAACTAGATGTAATAAGTTCAGGTGGAAGTGGAATGAGAATAATAGATTCTACAGCACCAAACTTCTATATAAATAATACTGTTGTTCAATGGAAAATATATTTACCAGCAAGTAGTAATGATTTTAGAATAAACGATGCTGTAGGAGATTATGTTACTATTAAATATAACAGTGGTAATGTTGGTATAGGTACTACCTCCCCAGCAGTAAAATTAGATGTTAATGGTAGTATATTAACAAACTCTACCCTATTTGCAGGTAGTACAACTAGTACTCGCTTTACAGTAGATGGAGGTACAATATATGCATACTATGCTGCTGAGGCTAATGCCAGAGTAGCTATAGGAAGAGATGTATATTATGGTGGCCAATCAGGTATTGCTTTGGGAGGTAATGGAGGATTTGCTATAGTAGGAGATGCTAGTAGTACTACTGGTGCTGCAATGGCGTTTGCTGTAGGTGCAGGTATTGGACAAGGTCCTTCCTATGAAAAAATGCGTCTTAACTCTAGTGGTAATTTAGGTATAGGCACTACATCACCAAATGAAAAACTCCATATTTCTGGAAGTGGAGCTGGTTTAAATTTTACAGGAGGAAATAATAGAATTTATTTTGGTGGAAATAGAGCAATTGAAGGAAATACTGCTGGATCTCTATTACAAATAGGTGAAGGATATTCTATTACCCAAATACAAAGTGGAATTGGTGCTTATGTTAATTCTACTGGTGTTGGTATTGGAACTACTATTCCATCATCTTCTCTTCATGTGTACGTTTCAACAGGTCCTGAATTAAGATTATCTTCAGCAGGAAGTGGTATACAAGGTTTTAGAATTATAAAAGGAGATAGTGGCACAGCTTATATTAATAACCAAGACAATTTTGATTGCTGCTCTTCTTAATGTTGCTGGTGGATTTCAATTAGGAAACTCATCAACATCAACTGTTAGCCTTAGATATACTAGAACTAATGGTGGAATAACAGCGGATGCTCATTATTTTGTAGCAACCGCTAATACTCCTAACCACACATGGATTGAAGGCGGTTACATGACTAATGAATTAGCAGGTACAGTAACCTCTCCAAACTCAGGATATCCATATTTTGAAAACTATGCTGGTCAAGGAAGTGCTACAGCAAAAGCTTTTGGTTTTGTTAACAAAACAAGTGGAAACTTTACAAGTGGTGATTTATTATATACTTTTAATTTACTAAGAACAGGTCAAATAAGATTTAATCAGTACACTACTTCTACCTCATTTACAGGAACAGCTGCTGGTTATTTAGCATTTAATTCTAGTGGTGATATTATTACTACAGCAAATGGTGGTGTTGGAGGTTCTGGTACAACAGACTATGTAGCTAGATGGACAGGTGCTAATACACTAGGAATTGGAACAATATATGACAACGGAACTTATGTTGGTGTTGGGGCTACATCTTTAGGAACTTGGGCTAAATTCCAAGTTGGAGGAAATATAGCATTAACAGGAACATTATTTAGCTTTAGTGATAATTTAGTAGGTGGATCAACACCTGCTTATTTAGATTATAATTATGGAACTTATTTATTAGGATTAACATCATACTATGGAGATATTCGATTTGTAGCGAATGTTTCTGAGAGAATGAGAATTACAGGGGCTGGTAATGTTGGTATAGGCACCACGTCACCAGCTTACAAACTTGATGTTAGAACAGGAAATGATGATGCTATGCGCATTGTTAACTCTGCTGGTGGTAACAATAATGGTCTTGCTTTAGCAGTAGGTTCAGGAACACCTTGGATTGATTTTTGGGGTTCTCAACTTGATATAAAATATAATACTTCTCCTGGTAGTTGGAATGGTGGTGCTAATAGGGTTATGACTATTTTAAGTGGAGGTAGTATTGGTATAGGTACTACATCTCCTGTACAAAAATTACAAGTCAATGGTAGCGTAGCATTAAATACAGTTACCAATGGCACCTCAAGATATTATACATACCCAGATGCAAATCATGCATGGTACTATGATGATGATATAGTAGGAAGTAGTGCTGATGTAATGACATATTATCAAAACTTTTTAATACGCTATACAGATACAACAAATGTCTTTTTAATTAATAGTAGTGGTAATGTTGGTATAGGTACTATATCTCCATCAGCAAATTTAGTAGTTTATGGATCAAGCACTACAGCACTTGTTGGTAGTATAACATCACGAACTCTTCTTTACTCTACATACAACAGTCAAACTAATGCTACTATTGAAGTAAATAATAGCACTACAAATGGTACATCTTGGCTAGTAATGTCTAACTCAGACAACACCTCAGGAAATACACTTGGTGTTGTAACATTTGCTGCTGCTGGAACAGCAGCTGCTGAAAAAAGAGGAGCATTAGTAGCTTCTGCTCTAGAAGCATCAGCTGCATCTAATGTAACTGCTAATTTAATATTTTATACAAATAATGCTGGTACATTAAGTGAAAAAATGCGTATTGCCCCTAATGGTAATGTTGGTATAGGCACTACAAATCCACTCCAACTTTTTCAAGTAGCAGGTAATATTTCTTTAGGACTTAGAGCTCAATCTGCTGTTACAAGATATTTTGGATTAGCAAATGCTGGAGATGGTACTTTTAGTAGTAATGATGGTGTTGGTACAACAGGAATAATAATTGATCAATCAGCAGGAGGAGATACAGATATATACTTTAAAACGGGAGTTTGGGGTTCTCAAGAGTCAAAGAAAGTAGTAATTAAAGGAAATGGCAATGTTGGTATAGGCACCACATCACCCTCTTATAAATTAGATGTTACAGGTGATATAAATTTCTCTAGCACAGTAAAATTAGGTGGAGCAACAGTTTTAAGTGGTAATGCAAATGACGTATATATTAATTCTAGAGTAATTAGAAATGAATCAACTGTTAACCAAGATGGAATGTATATTGGTTACGGTAACACTGGTGGAACTAGTGGACATTTAAGATTCTTTGCTAATGGTACTAATGAGAGAATGAGAATTGATGCCTCTAGTGGTAATTTGGGTATAGGTACTGCATCACCAGGTCAAAAATTATCAGTTTATGAGGATATTGATGGAGTAGCAAGATTAGCATTAACTAATCCTAATGCCGGAACTTCTGCAAAATCCTTCTTATATGTTACAACAACAGGAAATAGATATGTAGGTTTTATTCAAAGTGGAGCTAATACAACAGGTACAACAAGTGGAATTAGTAATGCAAGTCTATCATTAATAGAAAGTGGGGCAGATTCTTCAGTTTTATTAATTAATGCTGGTGGTACAATAGCACCAATGGTTTTTGCTACTAATGGTACTGAAAGAATGCGTATTTTATCTGGAGGTAATGTTGGTATAGGATCTACATCACCTGCTTACAAATTAGATGTAGCAGGTACTGCCCGCACCCAGGGTATGACCTTATACGGTTTTGCTACAGGCACCTCAGGCGGTAATCTAGAATTAGGATTTGATGGTTCACAAGGTGTAGTTCAAGCATATAATAGAAGTTCAACTTGGATTCCACTTTATTTAAGTGGACAAGATATAAGATTTAATCCTGGTGGTGTTGAGAAAATGCGTCTTGATTCCGTAGGTAATTTGGGTATAGGCACTACATCCCCATCAAACACTCTTGTAGTAAATGGATCTCAAAGAAGCTATAATGGTTCTAGCTATGAGGTAATAAAACATGGTACCTTTGCTTTAAATGATGGAACAGCAGGTAATTTTAATCACTTTATTACTGTTGGTACTACTAACGTTAGAACAACAATTATTGAATTAACCTTATCTGAAGAAAATATTGGTCATAATGCAATAAGATATACAATTATCTCAAATTATGATGATTTAGCTGATACTACAAAACGTATAATTTTACCTTTATATTCTACAGACCCAAGATTTGAAAACTCAGGGGGCTCATACGGAGGAGCAGTACATGAACTTCAAATGTGGAGTGATGGTAGTGGTACAATGTATCTTAGACTTGTAGTTAAAACTACAGGAAGTGGAGCTACTCCAAACTGGTATTGGACAGCTAGACTTAAAAACTGTGATATTACAGATACCCCAAATTCTACAGGTGTAGATACTGCTACATATGGAATATATAGATTTACTCAAATTACTCAAAGAAACTCTAATGTTGGTATAGGAACTACTAACCCATCATCAAAACTTGCTGTAAATGGTAGTATACAAGCCTATTTAGCTGATGGATCAGGAACAGTATCTATTGCTGTTGGTGAAGGTAGTACTGGGGCTTCTGCTAATGCAATTATATTAGAATCAAATACAACTAGCAATACAACTAGAATTTATAATAATGGTACAAGTACTTCTCTCTATATAGGATCTACAGGCACAAATGCAGATGTTATTTTATCCTCAGTAAGAGATCTTTATTTTAATGTAAACAATAGTGCTAATGTATTTGCTGGTACAACAGCAATGTATATTAATACTAATAGCAATGTTGGTATAGGCACCACATCACCATCAGTTAGACTTCATGTAGTAGGAGCTTCAATATTAGCTAATGGTACTGCTATAGATCCTGATTCTTATAATGGTACTGTAGTAGCAGGTTCAATTCAAGATGGTAGTGGATGGACATTAACAGGTATAGGAGGAAATGCAGGTACAGGAGATAGTTGGTCTATAGGACACAATGGAAATCATCTTTACATGGGAATGCAAAATGGTAGTGCTGCAAACACTATGCAAACTTATATAAGATTTGACCCAAATAGAAATCTTTATTTAGTAGAGTCATCAGGTAATGTAGGTATAGGTACTACATCTCCAAGTTATAAATTAGACATAGTAGGTACCTCAATGAGATTAAGAGATAGTAGTAATGTTAATTTTGTTGAATTAGCAATTTTTGGTGGTGTTTATTTAGGTGGTAATGGTACAGGAGGTATTAGATATGTGGGAACCTCTACAAATGATAATTTTGCATTAGTTGCAAATAATGATGAAAAAGTACGTATTACAACTGGAGGTAATGTTGGTATTGGCTCTACTTCACCAGCTTATAAATTAGATGTCTCAGGCACCATCCGCGCTACAGCAGACGTTGTAGCCTACTCAGACGCTCGCGTTAAAGACAACATAACAACAGTAAAAAACGCATTAGATAAAATTAAATCACTCCGTGGTGTAAACTACACCCGCAAAGACGACGAAACTAAATCATTAAAAGTTGGTGTTATTGCCCAAGAGGTATTACCAATACTTCCAGAGGTTGTACAACAAGACGACCAAGGTAACTACAGTGTTGCATATGGCAACATGGTTGGTGTATTGATAGAAGCTATCAAGGAACAACAGCGCCAAATCGAAGATCTCAAATATTTATTATCACAAAAATAAAATTTAAATTAAAATGGCAATTTCTTACAACTGGACAATCAACCCATTAGAGTGTTACCCAACTTCATCTGAAGGACCGGATTACGTGTTTATTGCTCACTGGCAATTACACGCAACTGAAACAGTTAATGGAACAACTTACACAGCTACTAGCATCGGTACACAAGCCGTATCTGGTTCTGCTAGCGGTAGTTTCATTCCTTTCGAAGATTTAACATTACCTGTGGTACAAGATTGGGTTACAACAGCTATGGGACCTGAGCAAGTAGCTAGTTTAGAAGCTGGTTTAGCACAAAATATTGCTAACCAAATTAATCCACCAGTGGTTACTTTACAGTCTCCATGGTTGACTACTACAACTACAACTACTACTAGCACTACTACTACGACTACGACTGTAGAATAATTAAAATATGGCTTTACCAGCAAGTGGACAAATAACGTTCAATGACGTAAGGACAGAGACATCTCAAAGTTCTTTAAGTCCCTATAATTTTTATAGTTGGGCTGGTGGAGAATATTCATATTTTGGGTATACACCTAGTACTTTTGCCCCAATAAATGTTTTATCTTCAGGATCTAGATTTTCTACATCAACAGCGATGAATACCCCACTCTCAATGTCTCAGTGGTATTCGTATGATCATAGTACTTATATAGGTACTGGTGTTACAGCAAGTTTATTTCTCCATTCTAACTATAATTGCTACCCATCATCGATGGTTATCATAGATATAGGCACTAGTAATGCTACTTATAGTATTAACATATCAGGAAGTGCTCTTGATTCGTATGGATATGGTTGTTGGTATTTAATATACGGTAAACCGTGGAAAGTTGATGGGAATGCAACAGGGTCTTCTACTTTGCCTGGTGGGTGCTCTGCCTATATTCCTAATTCTGTAGTATTAATTGATAGTGGATCTGCACAGGTAGGCTATAATAAAACAATAACGTATAATTATACTTATAACTCAGCATCAGGTAGTAAGCTATACTTTGTAGCGTATGGAGATCTTTGTTATTCACCTTAAAATTTGTTATAATGCCAGGTGTTCTTAAAATATGGGTAGCTCCCATTTCTAATGTTAATATTACTCTTTACCATAAACAAAACACAGCAGGTGTAGGAAATGGTTATAATATACTCTGGAGTACAACTTGCGGTAGTGGATGGAATGTATGGACTACTAATGATTGTAATGGTAGTGATGGTTGTGTTAATGACTTAAACGTTATTAGTGTCCCTCAAAACACTACAATATATGTTTACGTAGAGGATTGTGGTAATGGTAATGGTATATCATTTAATGCAACTGATAACTCATCTACCTGCCCAGCCAATTCTGCTGTTTATTGTGACCCAGGGGATTGCGGAAATCTTCCATTTAGCTTTAATTCAGGAACTTCAAATAAAAACATAGCTATTACTGTTACTACAGCTAAGTTTGGATATACAGCTTGTGTTTAATAAATTAAATTAATATGATTAGTTTAGCTTTTAAAAAGAATAATGTTGTAAATATTGAACCAAATAGTATTCATTATACTAAAAATGGTAATCAATATTTTATG